GGCGTGAAGGAAGGAACTATGGCAAAGATAGAGATACTTCTTCTAAAGCGCAGACAAAATGACGTATGGGAGACTCTTGTAAAGCCAGGTAAAAAGGCAAAGCCGGGCACAAGGATTATATTTGGTGACGGACTTTTAACCGGTGAAGTAATAGATGTGGTTGATGATGGAAACAGGCTGATTCAGTTTAGCTATGAGGGTATTTTTGAGGAGATACTTGATAAGCTCGGACAGATGCCATTGCCGCCATACATCACACATCAGCTAAAGGACAAGAACCGCTACCAGACAGTATATGCAAAGTATGACGGCTCGGCCGCTGCGCCTACGGCAGGACTGCATTTCACAAAGGAGCTTTTACAGCAGGTAAAAGATAAGGGTGTGGATATTGCAGAGGTGACTTTACATGTGGGGCTTGGCACGTTTAGACCGGTAAAGGTGGATAATGTGCTTGATCACCATATGCATTCTGAGTTTTACATGGTGTCACAGGAGGCTGCAGACAAGATTAATAATGCAAAGAAAAATGGCGGCAGAATAATATCTGTTGGCACTACAAGCACTCGTACCTTAGAGGCAGCATCCGATGAAAACGGCATGCTAAAAGAGTGCAGCGGATGGACGGATATCTTTATTTATCCGGGATACAGCTTTAAGGTGATTGACTGTCTGATTACAAATTTCCATCTGCCACAGTCTACACTTGTCATGCTTGTGTCAGCATTAGCAGGCAGAGAGCATGTCCTCAATGCATACAAAGAGGCTGTAGAGGAAAGATACAGGTTTTTCAGCTTTGGTGACGCTATGCTAATTTTGTAACTTAAAATCTTATATTTATAAGGATAACTGAAAAGAAGAAAAGCAGGGCTTAGTTCCCTGCTTTTTGCTTATCTGAAAATAAATGTGTGACATAATCCATTCTTGAACACGATATTTGACACCAGACCGTCTTGTATGGTTATGCTGTCAATGATACTCACGACAAAATTCTTTAGCACCTCTGAATCAACCGACATGGCAAGCCGTTTGTAATTAACATACTTTCTGCCGGATAACTTCTGGGCTATGATAAATTCACTGGCACGCTGTATAAATTCTTCATCAGAAACCGATTGCTGCCAAGAATCGGTGTTCATCATTCCTATCTGGTCGTTTATATCTTCCAGAGTTTCCTCCAGCTTATTTTTCTGTATCATGTATTCAGCCTCCGACATGGCTTCATCAGCATACAGGTACAGGCTACGCAGACGGTCTAAGGCACGCTCTGTTTTCTGCTTTTCGTTCCGAAGTCTGGCAACCTCCGGCTCAACAGTAGCTTTCTTGGTTGGCAGGCTGGCACCCTTGCCAAAGACAGCACCCTTGACAGTTCCAGAAGATAGGACATTGAACAGGTCGTTAAGTCCGTTTGATTCGATATGGTCTATGTATGCAAATGTATCTCCGATAAGCAACAGCTTTTCCAGTTCCTCCGGGGAGCTGATTTTATCAAAGTCATTTTGAGCATTCAGCATATTCAGGATATAGTTAAACACAAATTCTCCGATAATTGGGTCAGAGGTAGATTTCCCAGTACACAGCGTAACGGATTTTCTTCTGGTAGGGCAGGTGTACTTCGAGTAGTGCCAGCCGTCCCTTGTGAGATTCCCCGGAGTGCTGCCTAAAGGCTTGCCACAGGAACCGCAGTAAATCAAGCCTCCGAACACATGGGTATGCTTTGATGACTTGTAAATATTCCGCTGCTTGCACAATTTAGAGTTGGAATCCAGCGTAGCCATGATACGCTCTTTCTGGTCTTTCGGAATGATTGCTACATGATGATTCTCAACAGTAACCCATTCGGATTCGTCCTTGACTTTCTGGCGGTCGCCCTCTTTAAGCATATTGTAGCGGTAGTCGCCGCAGTAAAACACATTCCTAAGGATAATCAGGAGCGATACCGGCGACCAGAGATTACCAGCTCTGGAACGGTAGCCTCTTTCGTTCAGTTCACGAACCACACGCACAAGTGAGCGTTCCTGTTCGTACATATCGTGCATGAGGATAACAACTTTCGATTCTTCCTCATTCACTGAAAATTCGTGCGTTTCATAATCGTAATCGTAGCCATAAGGAATCCTGCCGCCGTTCCAAAGCCCATTGTTGGCTCTTGAAATCATGGTTGCAGTGACACGCTCTGATGTCATGTTACGCTCCAGTTCGGCAAATACCAGAATGATTTTAAGCATTGCTTCGCCCATAGCGGTAGAAGTGTCAAACTGCTCATTTTTTGAAACAAAGGTAACGCCGAGGGCTTTCAGCTCATTATACATGGTTGCAAAGTCCAGCAGGTTACGAGAGATACGGTCTATCTTCCAGACAAGCAGATGTGTAAAGGCACCAGCCCTCATTTGCGACATCATTTCCTGAAATTTAGGACGGTCTGTATTCTTACCGGAATATCCGGCATCTTCAAATATGACACAATCATCTGTATTCAACATCAGTTTTGCGTATGCGAGCAGGTCTTGCTTCTGCATAGGCAGAGAATCCCTGTCTATCTGGTGCAATGTCGATACCCTGACATAGATAGCCACCCTTGCACCAGTCTTGTTTTGTGCGTTGTACGCCATAATATATACCTCCATATAAAGCGAAAAGCCCCATGCAGGGGCTTTATCTCAAACAGCAATATTTTTATCGTCAGGGGAATTATCCGCAAGGAAACGAGCCGTAGCGTGTTGTATGCGGTTGTTGATTTCTCCTATTTGTCCGTTCTTTGCGAGTAGCAAGAGTTCCTGACACTCTTTGATTGTGAAGATGTGATACTGGTATGTATGCGGCTTGAAAGCGGAGCGGCAAAACACATTCAAAAGCTCTGATTCAGAAACGGAACATCTGTAGCAGAGGTAGAATATTTTATTTACAATACCAACATCAACATGAGCCGTACACTTCCAGTCAGAAAAAGAACTGTCACGAGCTGCAATAAGCCGGTCAAGATTTTCAAAACCATTCAGGTCCGCATAAAACGCCATGCAGTAATAGGATATGGCGATACGCTCATTTCCCTCTAGCTCCGTAAAGCGAGCCTGACGCATACGGACATCACGAAGCAGAGAGTAGTTTCCTGTTTTCAAGTACATATCAGCCTCAATCTTCATGGAATCCCATTTTAAGTTATTACCGGCAGTATCTCCGGCAACCGGCGTAAAATCCATAGGCAAGCCTCCATTCATTTTTATGACGGTCATTTATGCTAATGACTGTGAACTTGCTTCTTTGCGTTTAATTTCTTTTTCGTATGCCGCTTCTATGGAATCGTAGATAAATTCCTGTGAAACCTCCGGCAGATACCGGTACATCTCCAGCATTTTCAATTCGTCACTGCTTACCTGCTTTTCTCCAGACCGTATATATTCGGAACCTCTAAGCAGAACATCAGTAGAGCAATTAAGATATTCTGCGATAGTTAAAACAGCGTCAGCATAAGGAGAAGCCCCTTTTTGCCAACGACCTATACTACCGGTACTTATTCCACACTCTTTAAGGACTGGGGTAGGCTTCAAGCCCTTTTCGTCGCATATTTTCTTAAAGTTATCCCAAAACATATAATTCCACCTTTGAAAAATAACGCATAAATCGGCATTTTTATATTGACATACGCCGATTAGTGAGTTATATTATATATATAAGTTACAAAGTTAAAGCATTTCCGGCGAGATAGCGAGCTTTGCAACTTGCCATTGTGAGTGAATTTTTCAAAATGGCTCCCTTTGATTTTAAGGGAAAATGTTAAAAAAGTAAAGCACAAATATAAGGTTAAGGAGGTAAGGCAAATGAAAAGAAAACTATCGCCTTGGTGTAAGGCTGTCAAAATCGCAATGATTCAGAAAGACTGGGGCGTGGCTGACTTGGCACAGGCAGTTAAGATGACGAAAGAATATACTTCCGCAGTCATCAACGGCAGAGTGATTTCAGAGCCAGCGGTTAAAGTCATCAGTGATGTACTGAATATCGAGCAGACAGCCTTAACAAGTTCTGAATAAATTATAAGGCATTTATGGAGGAAAACACATGGGAAAGGAACCCTTGAAAGAGAATACGAATGTGTATTTTCAAGCCAGAAAAAGAGCGGCTATGAGTAATGACAGGCTTTTCAGTCGTGAAAATGCAGCGGAGCTATTGGGAATATCCCCATATACACTTGCCGATTACGAACTTGGAAATACAAAGGTTGTGCCGGTGGATAAGGTAGTCCTTATGGCAGACCTTTATAACGCACCAGAGCTGATTACCGGCTACTGTAAATACCAGTGTCCGATACATGGATTCATGCCGCTGGCAACAGAAGAAAAGAACCTGCAAGGAATCGCACTTAGGCTTCTGAAAGGTCTGAACGATGACGATATGCAGGAACTTAAAACCAGCATGATTGACATTTTGGAGGACGGTAAGGTGTCAGATGATGAATTGACGGAGTTTAAGAAGTTAATGGAACATCTGGACAGACTGGCAGAGATAATCAGCGAGTTAAAACTGACAGGAGAGAAGATTTTGAAAGGCAGATGAAGCAGGTATGGTGGAAAAGCTGAAAGAAGTCCTGAAAAGCGAATATGGAATCAACAATAAAGAGGAATTTGAAGCGGCAGTAAGGAACTTCGCAGGAATCAACCTTGGAATATTTACACAGCCGCTTCCTGAAAGGAGTGCTGAAAGTGAATATCAGAAAGAAATTAAGGTTACAGCGTAGGGTAAAGATGGGAGTTGTGGTTTGCAGTCTGGGTTTTATGGTCTCTGGAATAATTATGAATATCACAAATGCAAACTTCCGACAGACGGACAAGCCAACGGTAATAAGAATTGTGGAAAGCTCACAGCCTATACAGGCACAGACAATAAGCACACAGGAGCATACAGAACAGTATTCAAAGTTGCCATACCCATTCGACACAATGTCGCTTGATTGGAGCGGAGAGCAGATAGCCGGATTCAAAGAGTATCAGATACCAGATGATTACGAGCTTTACGGAGGCTATTTCCCACTGGAAATGCAGGAATACACTTACATTATCTGCAAGGATTACGGCGTAGATTACAGCCTGATTATTGCCATGATAGAGATTGAGAGCGGTTACAAGTATGACGCAGTTGGTAAAGGCGGCGACATAGGCTATATGCAGATAAATCAGGAATGGCATACAGACAGAATGGAAAGGCTTGGAGCTACTGACCTGAAAAATCCATATCAGAATGTCAGAGTTGGAATTGACTATATGGCTGAACTTCTGGGGCAATACCAGACATCAGTTGCGGTTTCTGCCTATAACAGAGGAACACGCAATGATTCAGGTACAGGAGCTTTAGACCTAGCGGACAAAGGACAATATCAGACGGAATACTCCGAAAAGGTATTGAACAGAGCCGCTGAAATCGAAAAGGAGTTATCACAATGAAACAATTTCTGAAAAAAACAAAACGGTTCATCATGCACTATTGGCTTTCAATATCACTTGGAATGATAGCTACACCATTTGCAATACAGTACGCATACCGAGATAGAGGACGGCTGGCATTTGGCAGCGAGTATCTGGTATTACCGGCTATGGTAATGGGTGCGTATCTGCTTCGACAGGTTGTACCGGCAGTCCTTGAAATGATTTATGAACTGATACACGGAGAGGAGGAACCGGAAGATGACACAAGTGGAAACAGAAGCAATCGCACAGGGAATGTTGCAGATTACAGACGAGTTTCAGAAGCAGACAGGAATCGCAGACGAAGTGGTTGACAGAATCATAGAACACAGTTTTAGAAAAATGGAACTGGTACAGGCACCTCCGGAATACATTTTGTTGTTATTACCGGACGAACTGAAAAATTACTGTTTCAGATGTGCGGTAAATGCACTAGGAATGGAACACATGAGAGCAAAGGGGGCTGGAGCGAATGTGTGAAATATGCAGACAAACCCCATGCCACCCAAGATGTCCCAATGCACCGGAGCCAAAACCTGTTGAAATGTGCTGCTTGTGCGACGAGGGAATCTACGAGGGCGACGAGTACCTGAACACAACAGACGGTTGCGTATGCAAGGACTGTCTGGAGGATTTTTCAATAGACCAGTGGCTAGAGTTGATAGGCGAGAGCCTGACAACGGCAGAAAGAGAGGATTAACAATGGCAGAAAGAAAACAGATTACAACAAAAGAATATCTGGCAGAAGTCAAAGGCGGACTAGAGAATGAGCTTAACCTGAACGCAAAGGCTTTACCGGAGAACTTCAATCAGTCCAGATTTGTTCTGAACTGTATTTCGCTCATTAAAAGCAATTTGAGCAACTACAACAATATCACACCGGAATCCGTTTATCTGGCACTTGCGAAAGGTGCGTATCTTGGACTGGATTTCTTCAACGGAGAGTGTTATGCAATCCCTTATTCTGGAGAAGTCAATTTCCAGACAGACTACAAGGGAGAAATCAAGCTGGCTAAGACATACTCCAGAAATCCGATTAAAGACATCTACGCAAAGAATGTACGCAAGGGAGATTTCTTTGAGGAGATTATCGAAAGCGGTAAGCAGTCAGTCAATTTCAGACCTGTTCCGTTCTCTGATGAAGTGATTATTGGTACATTCGCAGTCGTTCTCTTTAAGGACGGAAGCATGATGTACGACACAATGAGTGTTAAGGAGATAGAGGAGGTCAGAAACAATTTCTCTAAAGCAAAGAATAGTAAGGCTTGGGCGGCGACACCGGGAGAAATGTATAAAAAGACGGTACTCCGTAGATTATGCAAGCTCATTGACCTTGATTTCAATTCACAGCAGAGATTAGCATATGAGGACGCTGGAGATTTTGACAAGGAAAAGGCAAATGAACCGGTTGCTGATGACACAGTAAACGTATTTGACACAGAGTTCAAAGAGGTAGAACCAGAGGACAAGGACGCTGCAATCATTGAAGAAATGGGATTAGAGGAAGCATAGGAGGTAGTGGCAAATGGAGTTGACGGCTGAAAATTATTATAGTCCAGAAGCCAATGCGGAATATATGTCAGTGTCACAATTTAAGTCGTTTGCAGGAACGGACGGAAAACTGGCTTGCGAGGCAGAGGCAATGGCTGAACTTCGTGGAGAATGGGAAATGAAGAAAACAACCGCACTTATGGTTGGAAGTTATGTGGATTCTTACTTTGAGGGAACGCTTGATGATTTCAAGAAGCGTACACCGGAGCTATTCACGCAGAAAGGAACGCTGAAAGCTGATTACCAGAAAGCAAACAGAATCATTGAAAGAATCGAGCGTGACCCATTCTTTATGAAGTGCATGAGCGGAGAAAAGCAGGTCATTATGACTGGAGAACTTTTTGGAAGCAAGTGGAAAATCAAAATGGATAGTTACATTCCGAACACCGTCATTGTGGATTTGAAAGTAATGGCTTCAATCACAAAGCACGAATGGGTAAGAGATTTAGGACCAGTAGATTTTATCCGCTACTGGGGCTACGACATTCAGGGTGCGGTGTATCAGGAAATCGTGAGACAGAACACAGGCAAAAAGCTACCGTTTTACATTGCAGCGGCAACAAAGGAAGATGAAACAAATATTGAGGTCATTCATGTGGCAGACAACTTCCTGCGTGACGCATTAAGCATTGTAGAGGCAAATATGCCGAGAGTTCTCCGAGTAAAGAACGGAGAGGAACAGCCGCACAGGTGCGGTCTTTGTGATTATTGCAGGAACACAAAAGTGCTTACCGGTCCTATCGGTATCTTAGACCTGCTGAAAGATGTATAGAAGTGAACACGCAGCACGAAAGGCGGTGGTAGTGATTATGGCATGGATAAGTGTTCATGAGGACATCATAGGAGGAAAATTAAGAGAACTGTCTAAAAGTCTTGGGTGTTCACAAAACGAATCCATAGGCATACTCATAAGGCTGTGGCTGTGGTGTATAAACAATGCAGACAAAGACGGACGAATTATAGGAGCAAATCAAGATGATTTGGCAGAAATCCTGAATATCGGAAAGAGCAAAGAAATAGAAGCTGACGACATAGTAAAGTCGCTAATCGAATGTAATTGGCTGGAGCTTGTGGATGACACTCTATACATACACGATTGGGAAGAATGGCAGGAACCGCTTTATACATTCAAAGAACGCAGAGAGCGAGATAGATTACGAAAAAAGAATGAGAGAGCGATTGCTAGGGCAAGTGCAAACCCTACTCCAAAGCCTGAACCAGTAAAAGAGCCGGAGCTGGTAGAAGTATCAAAGCCTGAAAAGCCGAAGCGAGGCAAACTTGATTATACGGAAAACTTTGAAGCGTTCTGGAGTGTGTACCCACGAAAAGAGGGCAAAGGCGAGGCGTACAAGAAGTACAAGGCAAGATTGAATGACGGTTATACAGAACAGGAGCTTATCATGGCGGCAGAGAACTACGCCAGAAGATGTGCGACAGAGCATACCGAGATTAAGTACATCAAGCACGCAAAGACATTTCTTAGCGACAGCACACCGTTCCTTGATTATCTTCCAAAGGCAAGAGATACAGCGACAGCACCGGCACAGTATAACGGTATCGACGGCTTGCCGTCATCATAAAGCAAAGGCGGTGTAAGCATGGATTCAAACATCACAAAGGCAGTTATCAAAGCAGCAACAGCGGCAAAGGCAGATAAGAACGCAGAGGACTATTACAAAGACGGTGTTCTTGTCTGTGGCAAGTGCCATACGAACAAAGAAAAAAAAATACAGCTTGCCGGGGAATGCGTAACGGTTCGCTGTATATGCAAGTGTGAATCAGAGGAGAGAGAGCGTATTCAGAAGCAGAAAGACTATGAGGAGGAAATGCGACGCATTGAGAGATTGAAAGTCGCAAGCCTCATGGACGCAAAGCTGAAATCAGCAACCCTAAAGACATTCACACAAAAAGAGGACAACCAGAAGTTATACACAATCGTCAAGAACTATGTGGATAACTTTGAAACATTTTATAAGAGCAACAGAGGGCTTCTGTTCTGGGGAACGGTTGGAACCGGAAAAAGCTATGCGGCAGCTTGCATAGCAAACGAGCTTCTGAACCGAAAAATACCGGTAGTAATGACATCATTTGTCAAAGTCTTGCAGGTCATTCAGGACAACACCGAAAACGAGACAGAGTTTGTAAACCGGTTATGTGCGGCAAGGCTGCTTATCATTGACGATTTAGGAACGGAGCGCAACACCGATTACGCACTGGAGAAAGTCTACAATGTGATTGACAGCCGGTACCGGACAGGAAAGCCCCTGATTCTGACAACAAACCTGAATTTACAGGATATGCAGATGACGCAGGACATCAGATACCAGAGAATCTACGACAGGATTTTCGAGATGTGCCACCCGGTAATGGTAAATGGTACATCATGGCGTATCAATCAGGCGAAAGAGAGATTCAACGAAACAAAGAGGCTCTTAGAGGGCTGACAGGCAAGGAGGAAAACACATGGGATTTAAGAAAGTAGCAGAGCTTGTCATTCAGGGAGTGGAAGACCGGCTGACGGTATCATCAATCCTGATTAAGAACGGCTACACCGTAGGACCAGACAAGCGAAAGCGTACACCTACTGGAAAGACATTGGACTATCTTCTGAATGTGTATGAGGAGGATAGCGGAGCAAAGGAGGGATAGCTGTGGCAATAGAAAAGAAAATATATTCGTCTTGGGCGTTCAAGGAAAACGAATCAGAAAAAGCTCACTGCAATCGTGAAATCTACAAGGAACTTTGCGAAAAGTACAAGATTTCAAGATATAAGGTGGAGAATCCGGATGATTACGACATTGTTCTGGATAGAACACCGGGATATAATCACTCAACTTACAGCGTCATCAAAAATAATACCGAATTGTCACAGTTGGAGCTTGCTTTGATTTGCGACGACGGAAACCTTTGCTTCGGGTATACAATGCAAGGCTCACAATTTTATATCTTTGAAGATTAGGAGGAAATGCAAATGCAGATGACGGATACAGATATTTTAGGGAAATACAACCGTTCAGATGATAAAAAAGGCATGGTTCAGATTCTGGCAGACTTAAACGGCTGCGATAAAGACACAATCCAGCAGATATTGATTCAGGGCGGCGTTCCTGAATCGGAGTTTGCACCGAAGAAAAGAAGAAAGAGACAGCCGCCAGCACCAAAGCCAGACCCAGCAAAGGCAACGGCAGCTATGCCGCCAGAGGACGAATCTTTACCGCTTCCATTCAGTGATGATGATATGGGAATTGGAGATGATGAATACGGTGGAGCAATGACCGGGGGCGAGGGAGTGTACGACATTCACGATTGCGGCAGCTTGGCAGCCGGAGGATTTATCCCACCATACAGAACAGCGGAGGAACTTCTGGCAGAGCCAGAGGATATGACAGACAAGGAAAGAAAGCGTTTGGAGAGAATTAAGGCAATCCCTGAATCAGTCAGGGAGTTATGCCAGGCAGAGGTTGCGAACTTACGCAGTCAGGTCATGGAGCTTGAAAAGAGAAGCGACGAGATTATTGACTTTCTGAATGGAGAGACAGTATGAGCGGCTTTGAGATAACGGAGGCTGGCGATATGAAATCAATCAAATTTACAGTACCCGGAAATCCGTTTGGAAAACAGCGACCAAAATTCGCCAGAATGGGTACATACACAAAGACCTACACACCAAAGGAAACGACACAGCATGAGAAACAGGTTGAGGCTTGTTTCTTAGAGGTTGCCAGAGGCAGGAGATTCAAGGAAAAGGAACCGCTTGATATTCGTATCATAGCATATTATCCAATTCCACAGTCCACCTCAAAAAAGCGTCACAAGGAAATGCTGGAGCATAGAATCAGACCGACAGTAAAGCCGGACCTTGATAATGTGGCAAAGCTCATATATGACGCATTAAACGGTGTAGCGTGGCATGATGACAACGCCATTGTGGATACGCAGGTCAGAAAATTCTACTCCGACAATCCGAGGGTTGATGTAACTATCAGGACTGCCGGACAGGAAAATATATAAGCATAACAGGAGGAAAACACATGGAATCAGAGAAAATGGAGTTGCGGCTAATCAACCCAAACGAGAGCGGATTCTTACAGCACATTGAATGGAACAGCGAGGAAATCCGCAAGCAGGTACAGATGATGATGTCTGCATATACAGATGTTGTATATACAGAGGACACCATGAAAGCAGCAAAGGACGACAGAGCAACACTCAACAAGTTCAAAAAGGTTATCGAGGACAGACGAAAGGAAGTCAAGAAAAAGTGCATGGAACCTTATGAGCAGTTCGAGAAAGAAGTCAAGGAGATTACAGCACTGATTGATAAGCCTATCGGCATGATTGACAGCCAGATTAAGGAATACGAGGAGAAGCAGAAAGCAGAGAAGAAATCACAGATTCAGGCGGCTTATGATGAATCAATCGGAGATTTTGGAAATGATTTGCCGTTTGAGAGGGTATTTGATACCAGATACTTAAACGCTACATTCTCACTTTCTAAGGCTATGTCAGAGGTCATTGAGAAAATCGAGAAGTTCAAGACGGACATTGCAACAATCGACAGCTTAGACAGTAAGCACAAGCTGAATGTTCGTGATGTGTATGTAAGAACTCTTGATTTGTCACAGGCTATGGCAGAGGACAGAAGATTAAGAGAGCTTGAGGAGCGTCTGGAGGCAGACCGCAAAGCTAAAGAGGAGGCAGAGCGGAAGCGTCAGGAAGCCGAAGCTGCAAAGCGTGAGGAAGCGGAACGCCAGAGAGCGGAGGCGGAGAGAATCGCCGCAGAGCAGAAAGCAGCAAAGGCACAGCCTGAATCAGAACCGGAGCAGATGACACAACCGGTATCTGAAATGGGTAGAGCAATCGCCAGCATTGAATATCAGGCATTCGCACAGGCGGTACAGGCTGTAACGGAGGAGAAACAGGAAGCACCTGCACAGGTTCCTGAAAAGCAGTCCGAACCAGAGGCAGAGGTCAAGAGATACAAGGCTACATTCTGGTGCAAGGGTACGCTGGAGCAGATTAAGGCTTTAGGCGATTACATGAGAGCAAATAACATTGAGTTTGGAAAGGTGGCGAAATAACTATGATGAATGAGGAGTACATCAAAAGACTGGATTTTGACAGTGACACATTCGAGGCTATGAAAACAGACATGAATTTCATTCTCCAGAGAATGATTGGAAGCATGATTGAAAAGGACAGCACCGAGGGAAGCATGACAATCAAGATTGATGTCAATATGGTTACAGAGTGGATTCCAAACAATAACCCGGATGTTGAGGGCGAAACGAGAATGATTCGTAAGCCACAGTTCAAACATAAGTGTGCTTCCACAATCAAAATCAATGATGAAAAGTCCGGTTCGTTCAACAATGAAATGGAGCTGGATATGAACGAAAACGGCTGTTACTACTTAAAGCCGGTAGCGGACACCACACAGAGAACAATCTTTGACAGCGACTTCCAGAGCGGCATGAATAAGCCGGAATCAGACAAAGAAGATGACAGCGACATTATTGATGGCACTTTCAAGGAACTTCCGGGAAACAGCACGCCAGCACTTCCTTGTAATGATGATTCAGGGAGTAAGGACGAGAGCGACGCTCCAGCAGAGGGCAAGGATAGCACCGAGAACGCACCGGACAGTCCAGAAACGGACGAAAACGGTACAGACAATATTTCTTCCGCAGACGAGGATAACGACGCTGAAATCGACGCTACCGAAGCTCTGTTCGGTACTGACGGAAATGGTAAAGAGGGTTCAGACGAGCCAAGTGACGATTACGGTTATGATGACCCAGAGGAGGAGTAGCCAATGCTTAGAATGTCAAGTTACATGAGCAGAGGGCAAAAGCTGATTGAAGCCGGGAAAACACCGGACGCTATGCGTCTGGTAACCCGAGGCTTCCAGCATTACGCCGAAAGAGTTCTGAAAGCGATACAGCCCTATGCGAAAGCAGACGCTTGTATGCTGGTGTTGATTCTTAGACACATAGCAGACGAGATAGAGCGGAACAATCCCGGCACCAAAGAGCAGGTAGAGGTATTGAAGAAAGCCGTTGTACTGCCGACGATTGAGGAAATCGAAAAGGTCAAAAGACCAAACGGAAAGTAGGTGGTTGTATGGCAAGGCTATACGCCTATAAATGTATTCAGGCAGAGGAACGGAAATTGCAAGAGCAGTTCGAGAATCTACCGATAAACGGCAGAAAGACCACACGCCAGACAATCAAACGGATAAAGGAACTGAAACTGGACGCTTCCTACCGGCTGGCACAGAAATGTAATGTCATGGTTAGCTGGCACAAAATGAGCATACAGGGACAGCGTGTAGTTCTGGGAGAGGCTTCAATCATTCTCCCGGACTGCACAATCGTAGGTTTTGAGAAACTAAAGGAAATTGAACTAAATTATAAGGGTTAGGAGGATTTGACATGGGAAATAGAGACAACTTCGGCAAGTGCCGGAGCTGCGGTCAACAGGTTATCTGGATAAAGACAGTAGCCGGAAAGAATATGCCTTGCAATCCGCAGCTTGTCACATACAGGCAGGGCGACGGCAAGGAAAAGATAGTCACTCCGAATGGAGAAGTGTTAAGCGGAGAGCTGGTAGGTGCAGGAACGCAGGACGCAACCGGCGTAGGTTACATATCGCATTTTGCTACCTGTCCGAATGCCGCAAGGCACAGAAAGAAATAACAGAAAGCAGGTATTTTCTATGAAAGTGGAGTTAGACAAGACCGGTATGGTTCATCTGGTATTAGGCACATATCCCTCACATGATATGCAGGAATCTTTGATTAAAAGAAATCTTGGATATAGGGAAAAGGAAGTGTGGTACTGGGACGAAGCGGAGCTGAAAAAGCTGGACAATCCACAGCTATACACGCTGTATAAGGAACTTAGATACTAGAGCTTCCGGAAAAATAAAAAAAGCCTTGGCATAACGCCAAAGCCCTTGCAATAAGTCTGGTAAACCTATTGTAAAGGGTAAAGGATAAAATGTCAAGGAGGCGACTGCACAATGATAGAAAGCAAGGAACTAATAACAGGGGAAGTACAGGGAACATCAGAGACAAAATTTGTGGTTTTGACCGAGGAAGAAATTACAAAGATGATGAAAAAGGCTGCCAGAGAGGGTGCGAAAGAGGGTATCGCTGCTTATGAGAGCAAACAGGCTATTGTTATGGCAGAGCGTACCGAAAAGGTAAGAAACAGTGCAAAAACTCTGGTACAGCATTACAGGCAGTTAAAGAAGATGAAAGATACTTCCGTATACGACCCAGACACAGTAACAGACTTAACACTTGCCGGAATCTTTGATTATATTCTGGACGAGTGCAGAAAAGAAGAATTTGAGCTGACATCTACAAAAAAGAATATGCTGATTACAGGTATGCTGCTTAATCATGTAGATACACAGCTTAAAAATTACAAAAAGGAATGCGAGCAATCGAAGATACCAGATGTAGAGCGTAGGTATCGTGTGGTTGAAATGATGTTCCTGAATGAAGAACCTATGAAGCCTGATGATGTGGCAGAGGTCGAGAACATTGATAAGAGTAATGTATATAGAACGCTGGAAAAAGCATATGATGACCTGACGGCTCTATTCTTTGGAGTTGAGGGCTTAGATGTAGCTGAATACCGTAGAAAGAAGCGTATGGAGAAAAAGGCGGCAAGAAAGACCGGAAATAAAAACGGTGCGAAAAAGACGCAATAGACACGCAATAGGAAATGATGTAGTATGGTATCAGCCGAACAACCCCAAATGTCACTTATGACATCAGGAATCCCATGTGTTTTCCTCCGGCAAGGGAGCTGGTTCACACTGGCTTTCTTGCTTGGAAAATACGGTTGTGGCTATGAATATGGTATATTCGACAGGAGCAGCCGCAGGGCTGCTTTTTGTTTTGATAAAGTCGCAGAAAAGCCCATAAATCCGCTGTTTTCCTTGCATTATTATTGATGTAGATACCCCTATATGGTATAATTAAAGAGTAGGGAATACCTGCAAAAAAGGCACAAAAAAACAGAACCAATACCGGGCAATGGCTGGTTCTGTTCCTCACAATCAACTTCTGAAAGAAGCGACAACCGTATTGTATCATCTTCTTTCAGAAAAATCAAGAAAATCAATCAGAACAAAGAAAAGGAGATTACAATCATGGAAACAAACAACGCAAACATCAACAACGACTTATCAAAAATTGCAAACGGAAAGAGAATCTGCTTACTGGACCTTAATTATACTTTGGTAAGCAATCAGGCACAGACCAGAATGTTAAGACCGTTCTCCAGAAGAATGGAGGGCGAGGAGTACAGAATGGACCTCATAGACGCTATTAAGGACGATTATGTTATTATCGTTACCGCAAGACCTGATTACCAGATGAAAGAGACTATGGAGAATGTCAAGAAGAAAACCGGCTGGGAGCCACAGGAGATTTACTTCAACGACATCAACGCAGAGCCGCCGGTATATAAGGAATCGGCACTTAGAAGATTCATTTTTCCAAAGCATGGCATGAATCCCGAACAGTTCTACGCAGTAGAGAGCAATCCGAGAACCAGAACCATGTACGGTAAGTATCAGATTCAGGCAGCACCTTACGAGAAGTTTATCAAGGGTGCATTAAGAAATGATGTTCCAGAAAACAGAGAGCCGGAACCACAGCAGATGTCATTATTTGATTAGTCCGGTTCATATCAAACATAATACAGGCAACAGACAGCACATCAGAAAACGGTGTGCTGTTTTTATTTGCAAATAAATATGTCAGGAGGTAGACAAAATGGAGTGTAAAGTCATGCGGTTAGCAGACATTGTACCGGCAGAGTACAATCCGAGAGTAACGCTTACAGAAGCAGATTTCGAGTACAAAGCCCTGAAAGCCAGCATTGACGAGTTCGGCTTAGTTGTTCCACTTGTAGTAAACGAGAGAACAGGAACCCTTGTCAGCGGACACCAGAGGCTTAATGTCATGCTGAAAAATGGTGTTGAGGAAACAGAGGTTGTTGTGGTAGACATGGAGCCTGAAAAGGAAAAGGCATTGTGTATCGCTATGAATAAGGTCGGCGGTCAATGGGACTACGGCTTACTGGCAGACATCATGGAGGAGCTTAGAAACTCTGAAATTGATACCACAGCAACCGGTTTTTCCAGTAATGAGATAGCGGAGCTTTTAGGGGAGCTTCAGGAAGAAGCCGGGGACATACCGGAGGTAGACGGTGTAGACAAAAAGGAAGATACGGAGGACGGAGTTCCTTGTATCGTTGGAGAGTACAAGTTCCGTATTCCTGACGGACCGTATAAAGACATGATGGCTGACATCAGAGAAAAAGTCGGATTCTCAAAGGAAATGGTTGAGGGCGAATTGCAAAGGAGGTTGTTCAAATGCTTATCAGAACAGTAGACATTAACGAGCTGCACGAAAGCGAGTTCAATCCACGAATCAAGCTGGAGAAAACCTCTAAGGAGTACCAGCAGATAGCCGCCAGTATTCAGGAGTTCGGATTTGTGGAACCTCTGGTTGTAAATGAACATAATATGTGCGTCATTGGCGGTCATCAGAGATTACAGGTATTAAAGGACAGCGGAGCAACAGAGGTTGAGTGCGTTATGATTAACGAAACAGACCCGGAGAGAGAAAAGGCGTTGTGCGTGGCACTCAACAAGATTAAAGGAGACTGGGATATGGAAAAACTGGCATTTCTTCTGGGAGATGATGATGTATCAGTATTTCCTACCGGATTTGACGAGGGCGAGGTAGACCTTGAAAAGTACCTGAAAGATACAGAGCCGGTAGAGCTGCCGGACGAACCGGAGGAACAGACAGAGCCGGAAGCAGAGGAAAAGGAAACAACAACCGTCATTAAAATAGGCGGCTTTTCTTTTACCGTAAAGGCGAGCGAATACTACGCACTGATAGATGACATCAGAGATAATGGTATCTTTGAGCCGGCTGAAATCAGGGCAGAGCTGCAAAGGAGGATTCTCAATGATTAAGTTGGTTCCAATAACAGACGTGAAAGCGTCTGAATATAACCCACGAAAGAATGATGAAAAGCGTCTGGCTCTTACAGAAATGAGCCTTAGAAAGTTAGGTTTCCTGCTTCCGATATACGCCGATACGAGCGGAGAGATATTATCAGGACACCAGAGGCATCTTGTAGCGACCAGAATGGGCTTCACAAGGATTCCTGTTCAGTATGTGAATAATATGGACCTTAACGAGAGAAAAACCGTCAATATCCTCTTTAACAGAGCCACAAATGACCTCTCAAAACAGGACACTTGCGACAAGATTAAGAGTCGCCTCTACAATATGGATATTCAGAGTATGTGTGAAGCTCTACCGGACATAGAGCCGGATTCAGAGGCTTCTTTTCCTTGCGTATATGCCATAAGGAGAGTTGATACCACACAACTTGCAAAAGTCAATCACAGGAATTTTGACAGCCATATAGCGGCACTGGCAAAGACACTGGAGCGGAGCGTGGGAAGCTCAATGCCGATTGTCATAGGTCAGGATATGAATGTGGTAAACGGTATCGGCAGATTACAGGTTGCGGCAGAGGCAAAGCGCAAGTTCGTACAGTGCGTACAGGTTACAAAGGCACAGGAGGAGTTTTCTTCCGCTATGCTTAACCTATTATCAATGGATTTTTCTATGGAATCCAGCTATGCTGATGTACTTAGATATAATTCATTCATGCGAGAGCGTAACACCAGAGAAACAGACACCGAGGGTAATTGTGCTTTCGGCGACGGATTCTTCAAGGGCTTATTCCCGAACAATAACGGCAGGGACTTCTTTAAGCTGGAGGGCGAAGCGTTAGAGGCGTGGAAAAATAAATACGGAGATAAGATTGTGGACTTCGGGGCTGGAAAGCTGAACAACACCAGAACATTAAGAAACGCCGGTGTATTCGTATCAGCATTCGAGCCTTATTTTGTTACCACAGGCGATACAATCCACAAGGAAAAGAGCATAGAGATAGCCAACAAGTTCCTTGATGAAGTAGAGAGTGGCGTGGAGTATACTTCGGTATTTATATCAAGCGTGTTTAATTCCGTACCGTTCATGGAGGACAGAATCAAGATAGCCCAGATAGCAGCGGCGTTATGCAGCCCCGGAGGGCGTGTAGTGTGCTGGTGCCAGAGTAACGAATCACAGCAGTTTGTGATTACAAAGAAACACAGCGTAACCAATAACGCACGCCTGACATTCGACCTTGATTATGAGCCGAATACGGTACTGGGAGATATATCAAAACATCCTAAAGTACAGAAAGGGCATACAGCGGACGAATTAAAGGACATTTTTTCAAGGAGCTTCAAGAGCATTGACAGAATCGACATGATAAGTAAGTTCTGGTATCTGGAAGCTACGAAGCCAACAGTAAACCCGGAGCGATTAGCAGAGGCTCTTGATTTTGAATTTGACCTGCCTTATCCAGACGGTACCACACTTGGACTTGCGGACAGGGCAAGGAAAGTATTTGAAAAGAGATTAGGTATTACATTACCGGGAAAGGAGGAAACAGGGCATGGAGATTAAAAACCAGAATGTAGACAATGTGGTCCCAAAGTCGAAGTGGGAATTTGACGCAGATGTGGCACACTGCTTCGCAAATATGCTGGAGCGCAGCATACCAGATTACAGAAGTATGAGGAGTTTGGTGTACGAGCTGGGAGAGCGATTCATAAAACCACAGACGGTTATAACAGATATAGGGTGCAGTACAGGGCTTGCAGTCGAACCATTTTTCAATAAACATGGCGACAACAACGCCTATTTTTTATGCGACAACTCCGAAGCTATGATTGAGGTATGCAGGGATAAGTTTTCGGTTGGCATATCGGGTGGATATGTGGAACTTGTCAACGGCAATTTTTTTGATATGGATATTCCAGACAATCAGAGCTTGGTATTGTCTATCCTATCAATGCAGTTTATGCCGACAGCATACCGCCAAAATATGATTAACAGTATCTACGAAGCGTTGAACCCCGGAGGGGCGTTCGTGTTCGTGGAGAAGATTATAGCGGACGAGGGAACGGACGACCTGAATGTGGACCTGTACTACCAGATGAAAAGGGAGAACGGCTACACCGAGGAGAAAATCATGCAGAAACGCAAGAGCCTTGAAAATGTACTGTCGCCACTAAAGGCAGAGTGGAACGAGGATATGCTGCATGAGGCAGGTTTTGAAAAGGTGGATATGTTCTGGCGTTGCCTCAATTTTTGTGGGTGGGTTGCTATCAAGTAGGGTAGCAGGTCACGCAAAAGGAGGTAGGCTGATATGTCCAAAGACAAAGAAGAAATATGGGAACGCCAGCCGGGAGAATCCACGCAGGCTTTCGAGGCATTCAGAACCTATCGTGATTTAGGACTGAAACGCTCCAACAAGGCGGTCAGCGATACATTGTCAAAGAGTAGGCAGTTAATATCACGCTGGAAAGCAACTTGGAATTGGGACGAGAGAGTAAGAGCCTATGATACCGCTCTGGAGAGGGAAGCTCATAAAGAGGCGGTAAAGAACCTAAAGGATATGACAAGCCGCCATATTAAGATTGCGGTACAGTTGCAGAATAAAGCACTGGAAGCACTGCAAAGAGTGAAAGTCGAGGATATGTCGCCTAGAGATATACGAGAGTACATCAAACTTGCAACCGACCTAGAACGCCTGAATAGGTCATCAGCCGCTACGGATAACGATCTGGAGGCAGAGGAAACGACTTCGGTTGATATTTATATGCCAGAAAAGGAGGAGGACAGCCACGAGTAGAGTAATAAGACCACAAAAAGGACCACAAGAGAAGTTCTTAGCGACAAGTGCTGATATTGCGATATACGGTGGAGCTGCCGGAGGCGGCAAGACCTATGCACTGCTTATGGAACCGTTGAGGTACATATACACGAAAGGTTATCGAGCTGTCATATTCCGTAAGAGCTACACCCAGATAAACGCCTCTGGTGGTCTGTGGGACGAGAGTACAAGTATGTATGTTGGTATTCATGGAGCAATACCAACGAAAAGCCCTAAGTATCATTGGAGATTTGCAAAAAAAGCGGTACTTTACTTTGATTATCTGGGGCGTGATGATGATTTGAACCGGTGGCAGGGTTCCCAGATAACATTTATAGGATTTGACGAGCTGACGCACTTTTCAGAGCGGCAGTTTTTTTATATGCTGTCACGAAACCGTAGTACCTGCGGAGTAAAACCGTATGTCAGAGCTACTTGTAACCCCGACGCTGATTCATGGGTAGCCAGATTCATTGCATGGTGGATAGACCAAGATACCGGTTATCCGATAAAGGAGCGTAGCGGCAAAGTCCGTTATATGGCAAGAGTGCAGAACGAAATCATCTGGGGAGATACCAGACAGGAACTGATTGATTCAGGAATCGAGCCAACAGATATTAAGTCTGTAACATTCATTGCCAGCACATTACAGGACAACAAGATTCTCATGGAAAAAGACCCGTCCTATATGGCAAACCTGAAAGCGTTACCGATAGTCGAAAAGGAACGGTTACTATATGGCAACTGGAAAATCAAGGCGGCTGCCGGTCTGTTCTACCAGAGAACACAGGTAACCATGATTGAAACACTTCCAAACGACATATACCTATGGGCGAGAGGCTGGGACTTAGCCGCTACATCAGAGGACGAGAATGGAGAACCGGCATATACAGCCGGAGTTCTTATTGGTAAGCGTAAGTGCGGACGCTGGGTTATCGTAGATGTCATCAACAAGCGTTTGAGTGCGTCGGAAGTACGGAAGTTGATAAAGATTACCTGTCAGACTGATAAAGCCCGGTACGGCAGAGTTATAGAGCGATTACCGCAGGACCCCGGACAGGCAGGAAAAGAACAGGCTCAAAGCTACATCAAAATGCTTGCTGGCTTTACCGTAAAGGCATTGCCAGAGAGTGGAAGTAAGGAATCAAGGGCAGAGCCGCTGGCTGCACAGTGGCAAGCCGGAAATGTAGATGTCCTGATAGCGGACTGGAACGAACCATATTTCAACCAGTTAGAGAGCTTCCCAGAATCGAAGTTCAAGGATATGGTAGACGCAAGCAGTTCCGCATTTATCGAAATAGAAAATGGTGCTTCATATTCAGCACCGGGAACCGACAATTTAGGCAAGAACAGCTATTGGAGAAAGTGAGGTGGTATATATGTCGGATAATGGAAAAAACGGTTCAGAACTTGGACGCATAGGTCAGAGGCGGTACGGTGGAGTCATCTATGAGGAGTTCCTACCGGAGCTTAGAGGAAAACGAGGGATAGCGGTCTACAACGAGATGTCAGAGAATGACGACATTGTAGGTGCTATCCTTTTTGCTATCGAAATGCTTCTTAGGCAGTGCGACTGGAATGTTGAACCGGGCGGCGATTCCGCAAAGGATATTGAAGCCGCAGAGTTCGTGGAAAGCTGCATGAACGATATGCAGAAAACATGGATTGATACAGTATCAGAGATTTTATCATTCCTCACATTCGGCTGGAGCTTCCACGAGATAGTATATAAACGGCGTATGGGTAACACAAAAGACCCTACGACCAGAAGCAAGTATAACGACGGACTTATCGGGTGGAAAAAACTTCCTATCAGAGCACAGGAGACATTGTATCAGTGGGAATATGACGACGAGGACAACCTTTTAGGAATGACGCAAATGCCGCCTCCGTCGTACAACCTTTATACAATTCCCATGAGTAAAGCACTTCTGTTCAGGACAAAGAGCCGTAAGGACAACCCGGAGGGTAGGTCAATACTCCGAAATGCTTACAGACCATGGTATTTCAAACGCCGTATTCAGGAAATAGAGGGAATCGGTATTGAGCGTGACCTTGCAGGTCTGCCAGTAATGCACGCACCGGAGAATCTTGATATATGGAATCCAGATGACACGGACGCTGTGAGAATCAGGACCGACCTTGAAACAATGGTACGCAGAATCAGGCGTGATGAAATGGAGGGCGTAGTACTTCCTCATGGGTACGAGCTGGAGCTTCTTAGCTCTGGCGGCTCCAGACAATTTGATACAAACGCCGTTATCAACCGCTACGATACAAGAATTGCTATGACAGTACTTGCGGATTTTATTTTCTTGGGACATCAGCAAACCGGAAGCTGGGCTTTGAGTTCTGACAAAACAGAGCTTTTTGCTATGGCGTGCGGAGCGTTCCTTGATATTATTTGCGAGACATTCAATAGTCAGGGAATACCGCCACTCATAGACATAAACGGCGACCACTTCAAGGGAATCACTGATTACCCGAAGATGACACATGGAGATATTGAAGATGTGGATATTACAAAGGTTGCTTCCTATGTTCGTGATATGACTGGAATAGGTGTCTTAGTTCCTGATGACGGCTTAGAGGATTACATCAGACAGGTAGGACATCTGCCGGAGCGAACGACTGACACCAGAACACCTGATGAAGCCAGAGAGGAACTAAAGAACCAGAACCAGCCGCCAGAGAGCAATACAGCCACAGGAAAGGGCGAAAACGACGACCCCGAAGATATTCCCGACGACATAAGGCAAGGCGCTAAAAGGCGTTTAGGGAGGTTGTAGCGTATGGCGATATTGATTAGACCTGCAAAGCACATCAGAAAAAAACGGTCAGGCAATGGCGACCTCATTCTGAAAAAGCTGGAGGACTTCCTGAAAAACGAATCAGAGGAGCCGGTAAAGATATTGTGTCACTTCTGGAAAGACCAGCAGAACGCAATCACATACAGAGAGCTTCGACAGGCGGTTATTGACGGAACGCTTACGGAGGAAACATTCAGAGAGTGGTCTAACGACTACTCTCTTTTGGTTCAGAAACGCTTGAAATTCATGTGGGACAATGCCCTTGCAGCCGGTTCAATAAGCCAGCCGCTCATGGGAGGGCTTGCAGGGTTCACATTCAGTCCTGATACTCCAGCAATTATGACATGGATTCAGCAGAGAGGAGCGGAGCTTATCACAGCTTCCAGCACTGAACAGAGGGACGCAATCAAAGCGTTGCTTGCACAGTCAGTAAGAGAGCGTCACAGCGTTGATGAACTGGCAAGGCTTATCAGACCATGTATCGGGCTTACAGAACCACAGGCAAAGGCAAATCTTAGATACTATGAGAACATCACAAGCAGCCTTAGAAAGCAGCACCCGAAAATGAAAGCCGAAACCATTCAGCGTAGAGCCAGAGAAGCTGCCAGCAAGTATGCGGAGAAGCAACACAGACAGCGAGCCATGACGATTGCACAAACTGAAATGGCGACTTCCTACAACAAAGGAGCTGACGAGGGAATCAGGCAAGCACAGGACCAGAACCTCATAGGTACTGTAAAAAAACGCTGGTGTACTTCCGGAGATGATGAAGTGTGCGAAGTCTGCCGCAGCTTAGAGGGCAGAGAGATAAGCATGGATAGCTCATTTGAAATGGTTAAAGGCTGGCTTAACAGTGGTGGTAATTTAACGCCACCGGCACACCCAAGATGTGCGTGTGCGATAGAGTATATCGAAGTTCGCTGATTACACAGGAAAGGAGGCGGTCAGAATGAAGAAATTTTCCGACATAATACAGAAGTCAGGAGAGCCGGACAAAAACGCTCCAAGCGGCGTTATCAAAGGCAGAGTGGCTATTACAAAGTCTGATGATGATAAAATGCTGGCTTTCGGCTGGGCGAATGTGTCACTTACGGTAAATGGAGAAACAATCGAAGATTATCAGGGAGACATCATAGAACCGGAGGAACTGGAAAACGCTGCATACAATTTTGTGGAGCTATACCGAGAGGGCGGCGAAATGCACGAAAGAGGCGGTGCGGCAGTCTTGATTGAAAGCGTAGTGTTCACAGAGGAGAAGATGAAAGCAATCGGCATTCCAGAGGGTACACTTCCTGTCGGTTGGTGGATTGGCTTCAAAGTCCTTGATGAAGATGTATGGGAGAAAGTCAAAAACGGCGAATATCCTATGTTCTCAATCGAGGGAGAAGCAGAAAGGGTAGAGGTTGACAATGGCGATAGCAATTAACATTGGAATCTTTGTAGCTGGCGTGATATTAGGTTTTACATTTGCAGCCCTCTTATCAGCCAGCAGAGATAATTTTGATGAATGATAATTCAGGAGAGCAGTCGCAAGGTTGCTTTTCTTGCATTATAAATCTTACGAAAGGAGCAAAGCACATGGCAACAAAGCTAAAACATCTCAAAATCAAGAAAGTAGATTTTGTGGACGACGGAGCGAACCCAGAGGCTTTTATACGCCTGTATAAGAGCAAAGACGGAGCCGCACCAACACCAGAGGAAAACATAGTTGAAAATCCTAAGTTCTGGAACCGCTTCATAGCTGCCGTAGCAAAGGCTTTTAAGCTGGAGGACGAACAGGCAGAGGACGGACCGGAAACAGAAGATGTCGCCAAAGGCGGAGCTGAAAGTTTTGGAGACAAATTCAGCGAAGTCAAGAATCGTAAGATATGCGACGAAGTCTGGGATATTTGCTATGCCCTGCAATCCTCAATCTGTTCAATCCTCAATGATGAAGAATTGGATAGTACACAGGCAGGGGACGCAATGAGAGAAAGCCTTAACGAATTTACCGAGGTAGTAAGCGCTGCTATCGGTCAGTGGTCCGGCGGCAAGGCGGCAAGCATTGCGAAGAAGGAAACAGAAGTTACAGCGTCGGAGCTGGAGCTTATGAAGCCCAACAGGGACAGACTGGAGGACATCATTGCAAAGGCTACCGTTGTTACGAATAAAGGACCAGAACAAACAACTATCACAGAACCGAAAGGAGAAACAGAAATGAGTAACATTGACAAGAGCAAACTCACAGAAGCCGAGAGAGCGTTCTATGAATCTATCGAGAAGCGTTACGGCACACCAGAGGCTCCGGCACAGGTACAGACACCAGCCGCAGCACCGGAGACAGGAGTAACACCTACTCCAGAGGCACCGGTAGCAAAATCTACCACACAGCCTGAAACGGCTCCAGCAGCACCGGAGGCAGACGACATTTACAAAGGTCTTAGCCCGGCTGTAAAGGCAGAGCTTGAAGCGTTGAGAAAGTTCAGGAGCGACGCAGAGGATAACGCAATCAGAGAGGTTGCAAAGAGATATGCTGTTATCGGCAAGACAGAGGAGGAGCTCTTTCCTGTATTAAAGAGCATGAAAGAAGCCGGAGGCACTGCTTACGCTGACACAATCGCAATGCTTGATAAGGCAGTAGACACAATCGAGAAGTCCGCTGCATTTACGGAAATCGGCAAGTCTGGCTCTCATGGTGCTACAACAGAGGGTGCAGCATGGGCGAAAGCAGAATCACAGGCAGCCGAGATTATGAAGTCTAAGAATGTGACTAAGGCACAGGCACTTGACGAGGTATTCCAGAACGACCCGGCACTTGCCGCAGAATGTGAAAAGGAGGACTAAGACATGGCAACATATTTTGGTACAAGTATCAATGAAAGCCCTACAATCGTGCTTCCTGCAAAGGAGAAAATTGAGGGTGCGCAGGGTATCGCCCTTGCAATCTCCGACGGACAGCTCACAAAGCCTACCGCCGGTGCAAATGTTATCGGACTGTCACTCTTTACGAATGATGAAACCGTAGAGGCTGGCGACGATATTACCGTACAGGTAAAGGACATTGGAAAGTGGGTTGCCGGAGAAGAAATCGCAGTTGGAGATGAACTTACCACAAATGCAGACGGAAAAGCCGTCAAAGCAGCAGAGGGTAATTTCATCACAGCGGTTGCACTTTCAAAAGCAACAGCCGCCGGAGATGTTATCAAGATTCAGATTGTCAAAGCTGGATATAAGCCAGCGGCTAAATAATCAGGAGGTAAGAAAGAATGAGCGTAAGAGATGTAAATAGTGCCGCACAGATTGCGGCTAGAATTGCGAAAGGCTGGAAGCCTAACCGCTACTTAACCAACATGAGCATGGCGTATTTTGCTAATCCGGCAGACCATGTGGCAACAAGCATTTTCCCTATTTGCCCGGTAGATTTTTCCACCGGCTTTTATTATGAGTTCCTGAAAGGCGACCTTGCAAGGGATAATGTAGGCAGAAAGCCGGAGTTTGGAAAGGTTGCACCTGCGAAAATGGGTCACACTGATAACACATACAAGTGCAATGTAGACCAGATTATCGTAGGCGTAGACCAGATTGGAGCTGTGAACTACCAGAGAGCCGGAGTTCCTGCTTCTATCGACCCTCGAAGAAACAAGGTTCGCTTTGTATCAGAGCAGCAGCTTTTACACCTTGATATTCTGTTCGCACAGAGCTTTTTCAGAACTGGCGTATGGGATAACGAGTTTACAGGTATCTCACAGGGTACTCCGAGCGGAAAGCAGTTCCTGAAGTTCAGTGACGCAAACTTTGACCCTGTAAACTTCTTTGACGCAAGAAAGCGTGAAATCAAGTTAGCTGGTCGCCGTATGCCGAACAAGTTAAGCCTTGGCTATGATTCATTCACAGCCTTAAAGAACCACCCGGACATCTTAGAGCGTGTGAAGTACACTGGAAGTTCTGCAAATCCGGCTGTCGTAAATGAGAATGTGCTTGCACAGATTCTTGGATTCGCAGAGGTCAAGGTGCTGGAGGCTACATACAATGCTGCCGAGGAGGGACAGCCTGACGATATGCAGTTCGTATGTGAATCTGACGGAGCTTTGATGACATATACCACAAACACCCCTGCAATCGACGAGCCGTCCGCAGGTTATATCTTCACATGGGATATGCTTGGCAACGGTAACTGGATGGCAACAGACCAGTTCGAGGGCGAGAGCGGCACTCATTCAGAGTTTATCGAGGGCTTGATGTCAACAGACATGAAGAAAACATCTGATGACCTTGCTTGCTATATGTCTAAGTGCGTGTAAGGAGGTAACTATGAGCTATTTATGCAGAAAAGGATTAAATATCTCCGGTACGGCATATAAGCCGGGAGATGTTATTCCAGACGGAGTGATTCTTCCAAACAGGGTAAGAACACTTAAAGCGGTTGGCATGATTAGCGAAGTAGCAGAGAATGACGGAACACCGGTTGTTAATTCACAGCCGGTTGTTTCCGGTTCTGAATTATCCACAATTTCAATTCCTGTCAAGGGGGAAAATGGGGATATTACTCTGGAGGTAACACCGGAGGAAGTTCAGACGGTATTCTCACTGCTCCAGATGACAGCCAACGAGGGTATCACAGCAATCGGAAAAGTCGAGAGCGACAATGTTCTTATTCTGGTTCATGCGGTAGATACCAGAAAAACTATCCAAAATGCGGCTAAAGAGCGTGCAGACATATTAAGTTCCGCAGACGACGGTAAAAACGCTCCAAACGGCAATGGCGAAGCCACAAAGGGTAGTGAGAACGACACCAAGACAGAGTAAAGGCGGTGCGTAACATGGCAAATGGAAATTACACTTACAATCCGGCAGAAATCAAGGACAAGACCGTAAGCCGCATGAGGTTTGAGCTTGGAGATACTATGGTAGAGGGTAATTCTGATACAGCGGCACTCACTGATGAAGAAATTCAGGTTGCCATTGACAGTTACCCGAAATCATGGAAGAAAGCAAAACTCATGTTGCTGGAAAGTCTGTACCGCAGATTCTCTTATGAGGTTGACACAAAGACAGGTCCATTGACACTTAACCTGCACGACAGAGCGGTTATGTGGAAAGAAGATTATCTGGCTTTGAAAAAGGAAATCCAGCAGGAAAGCTGCTCGGTTCCTCCATTTGCCGGAGGAGCCACAAATAAACCGCCTTATTTCTACACTGGTATGCAACAGAATGAGAGGGCGAAAGGCTGATGATTAACGCAAGATTCATGTATGCAAGACCGGGCAACCTGTTCAAGGAGTTTATCATTGAGGATAACAGCCAGCAGGTAAGCAGTACCGGCAGAGTGATAAATAAACACTCCGGCAATGGAACAAAGACCCTGAAAGGGTGTCTTGCCAATGCCACAGACAAGGATATTGAGAATCACAGCATACAAGACCATATCGTGACGCACACAATCGTACAAAGCGGACCACCCAAAGCGAAGCGGACTGACCGCCTGATATTAGGGGAGAGGAGCTTTTACATCTGTGATGTGGACGAAGTTGGAGGGCTTGGGTTCTCAACGCTGTATTACGCAGAGGAAAGGCGTGATTTACAATGACACCAACAGCAGCACCGGAAGCGGTAAAAGAGGCGGTAAACAAGACCGTAACGAAAATCAATCAGCAGGTAAAGTCAAGAGGTACGAGGGTTAAAAATGCTCTTAGAAATGCAGAGCTTGAAGTCCTGAAAGGAAAACGAAGCGGCAGGAAGTACCGCAAGCCAAACTCCAAGAGAAGATATACAGCGTCAGCACCGGGAGAGCCACCAGCAAGGCGAACTGGTGCTTTAAGGCTTAATTGGACTGGAGGAGTGGAAACACAGGCTGGCTCCGGTAAGGGAGTTGTGGTTACTTCCTACATTGAGAGCAATACGCCGTATGCAGGTTATCTGGAGAACGGAACCGGCAAAATGGCGGCAAGACCTTATGTTGACCGCATTAAGGAAAAAGCACAGCCGGAGATTGATAAGATTTTGAATGAGGATTACTCATAACAGGAGGTAGGATATGCTGATTACAGAAAAGCCGGAAACGGTATTCGATACCTCTGAAATCAAAGCAGGTTATCTTGTATTTGCAAAAAACAGGTCATGGAATGAGGGAATCGCAGGATTTGTCACAGCGGTTACGGACAAAGAGGTTGTGGTTCAGTACCACCCCGGAATCGGTAATGTGACAAACCATTTTTTCATCAGGGCAAATGAAGTAGTGGCTGGGGACTGGGAAATCAGATATTCAGCCGATATGTCAGAAATTCATGTTTATCCAGAACCGGCAAGCGATACAGATACCGGAAACGGAGGTAACAATGATACTGGAGGAACTAATTTATAAACGGTTCACAGAATCAGAGGAGCTTATAAAGCTGCTTGCAAGATTCTCTGGCAGACCGGCAGTATTCAGCCCGGAAGCTCCAGAGGATAATATGTCAGGGTGGGAGAATAAAAAGCAGTACCCACGCCTGATTTACAATTATGATTTACAGGCAAACGAAGAAAGAAGCAGTGCCGGTACATTATCTGTTACGCTATTGTGCCAGAACACACAAGACATAGACGAGATTATGCCGGAAATGATTGAACCATTCGTGAGAAAGTGCCTGAAAGATGTACTGCTACAACCAACAGGCGGACCGCTATATGCGTTTGCGTGGGCGAGGACAGACGCTTTTGACATTGAGGAGCCAAAAAACAGCCTGATAGTCGGTGTAGACATCAGGTTTGATATTCTGGAATACCCGAATCAGGAGACGACGGACCCAGACCCAGTGATAGGTACAAACCGATTCATCAAGGAGATGTACCCGGACAGCATAGTGGTTGGATATGATAAGATGAACGACATTACCGAAGCGTCGAAAGAGGTTCCGGTTATTTATTGCAGGTTACTTACTTCTGACCTTGCAGAACAGACAAATACGGTAGCGTGGATGGACGGTAGATTAGCCGTCCATATTTTATGCCCCGACGGAGTAGTCCGACGAAAAATGGCTATGGCTATCGCACAGAAGCTGTCACTTGCTGGAGAGGTAATTCTGCTTGACAAGTCGCCTATGTTCATCAGGCGGTTACAGATAGATAACAAATCTGACTATCTCAAAGACGGTCAGGTTTTTATCACAGGCAGATACGGACTACTGCGATACAAAGCAAAGCCGTACAGTCTGAATAATACATCTATCAATTACAGTTAGGAGGTACAGGTCATGGCAACAGCAAAGGAAAAGACCACCACTGCCGAGGCAACAGAGGCAGAAAAGGTCACAACAAAGGCTGCACCTGTTCAGGCAGAATCCGTTTACACAGCGGAGGAGCTTGCAGATAACGCCGGAAATCTTTTCGGTGTAAGAACAGAGTGCGTGGCGGCTGCACTTAAAGTCGCCGGTATCAAAGAGTGTACGGTTTCCAAGACAAAGGAAATTGTAGAAGAATTTATGAAAAAGGAGGTCAAATAACAATGGCTGAAACTTACATTGTTGGAGAAACAAAAGTCAGACCGGGTGCATATTTCAACATCCAGAAGACCGGAAACAACGCAGCCGCAAGTATTATCAGCGGCGTAACAGCGGTAATCTTCAAGTCTGACTTCGGACCGCTTAATCAGGCGGTGGAACTTAACGCAGAGGACGGATATGCAGATACTTTCGGAACTGGCGGCACAACAGACGCTATGCAGGAAGCTATCAACGGCGGTGCAAAGACAATCATTGCTTGCAGAGTAGGTAATGGTGGTACACCTGCCACAATCACACTGAACGACAGCGAGGGAGAGGCGGCAGTTACAATCACTGCTCTTTATCCGGGCAAAAAGGCATTCACAGCCACAATCAGAGAGAAGTTATCAGACAGTACCCTCAAAGAGTGCATCATTTTCTCTGGTACAACGGAGTTTGAGAAAGTCGAGTTTGCCGCTGGCGACGGAGAAGCGGCTGCACTTGTAGCTGCTCTTTCTACTTCTAAGAAGTTCAAGGCAGAGATTAAGGTCGGAAAAGACACAGCAAAAATGCTCAATGTGTCACAGAGCCTTTTCACAGCCGGTACGGACCCAGCCGTAAAAACGGAAGACTACTCAAACGCATTTGCAGAGGTTGAGGCATTCGATTTCAACACCATTTGCGTAGATACAGAGGAAACAGCGGTGCATATCCTCTTGCAGTCATTTATGAACAGAGTGTTCAATGCCGGTATTCTTGCTATGGCGGTTGTAGCTGAAAAGTACACCGTAGAGCTTGACACCAGAAAGGCACACGCAGCGGCTTTCAACGACTGCAATATGCACTATGTATTAAACGCTCATATCAGCGAGCAGGGAACGGAGATTGACGGCTACCAGACAGCGGCAAGATTTGCCGGTCTTATCGGAGCTTGTGCTTCCAATTCCTCATTGACACATACGGTCATCAATGGCTTTACGGAGATTCTGGAAAGACTTACAAATTCCCAGATTATCGACGCAGAGAAGAAAGGCTGTCTTGTACTCACATACAACAGCCAGAAGCAGGTTTGGATTGACAATGCAATCAATACCTTAATCACTCCGGCTGATAATCAGGACGACGGCTGGAAAAAAATCCGTAGAACAAAGACCAGATACGAGCTTATCCGCAGAATGAATGTGACATCTGATAATCTTGTCGGAAAAGTCGACAACGACAAGAACGGCAGAGCAACCGTTATCAGCCAGTTACAAGCAGTCGGAAATTCTATGGTTTCCGAGGGCAAGCTCACATCATGCACCGTAACCGAAAGCTCTGTTTACACAGCAGACGGAGATAGTGCATGGTTCGAGATTTCAGTCATTGACAAGGATAGTATGGAGCATATCTATCTCACATACAAATTCCAGTTCAGCACTAACGCATAAGGAGGTAGCGTAGCATGATTAACACAAGAGCAGCCGGGGACGCACGACACGCCAGAACCGGTAAAGACGGTGCTTTCTACAACGCAGACGGCGTAATGCTGGCAAGCGTTGAATCCTTTACATCAAATGTAAATTTCAACAACGCCTCATACGCAGTCTTAGGAAACGCACAGGAACTTGAAACAGCGAACACCTTTAAGGTGGCACTCACAATGTCCCAGATTGTAGTTGAGGACGACGCCTTCATTCAGGAGCTTGTAGAAGCTATGAAGAATCAGACAATGCCGTATTGGACTTTTCAGGGTACGCTTACGGGCAGAAACGGTTCTGAACAGCGTATGGTTTACAGTGAATGCGTTCCGTCAGGTCAGGTTGACTTACAGAACATCACGACAGGAGATGTCGTAAAGCGTGCGTGGAATTTTGCAGTAAACCAGCCGCCTGATTTACAGAGCTTGCTTGGCATTGACTAAGCCTCTGGCACATAATGTCTCACAGTTTGAGAGGGTGTAGGTAGCACCCTCTCTTTTATTATCAAAATTCAAATTTAGGAGGAAAACATCATGGCAGATACAAAGACAAAAGCAACCGTAGGAATCGTAAATGACGAGGTTCAGGCAGAGAACGCCACACCGACAGTAGAGGAAATCGAGCTTGACGCAGAGGAAACAAAGAATCAGTTCAGAATCCATGAGGAGGATTTTATTCAGGGCTTAATTGACGCAGCCGGTTATGCCAGCGAGGAAACACAGCATATCGAAATCATCAGAGATAAGAAGCTGTACTTTGCATTTGACATCAGACCACTTGCGGAAGATGAATACGACCGCTGCAAGAAGAAATGGACCAAATATGTCCGTAATAAGCAGTTCGGCATGAAGTTACCGGAGGAAACCAACAATGTGAAGTACAGAGCTTCCCTGATTCATACAGCAACGGTAGAAGCAGACAGGGACAAGCTCTGGGACAACAAGAAAGTCTGGGAAGCACTTAGAGCAAAGGGCTTGCAGATTATGAACGGTCTTGATGTTATTGAATACTGCTTAAAGGCAGGGGAAAAGGACAAGGTGCTTGAATGTATCGACGCTTTGAGCGGCTATGACAGCAATCTTGAGGAAGTAGCAAAAAACTGATAGAAGCCGGTGGAAAAGCCTGTCTGCTACATCACATATTCCAAAGGACAGGCATAACGCCGGACGAGTTCTACCAGAAACCAAAGGGAGTACAGGCATTTATGCTGGCTTCCACAAGGATATATATAGAATCATCACAACCGAAAGGAGGAGAAGAAAGTGGCTGAAACAGTTAGGATTGAGATTCCGATAGAAACTGTCGATAACACAGACCCGGAACTATCGAAAGTTACCCAGAATCTTAATAAAATGAAAGACGCAGCGGACAAGGCAAACAGTTCTACAAAAAAAGCCGGAGAAACGGTATCAAAGTTTGACAAGTCAGCACAGAAAACGCAGAAATCGCTTGCGTCATGGGCGAAAGAGAAGTACGAAGTGCTTCTGGAAGCCAAAGACAAGATTACTCCGGTGCTACAAACTATTGGTTCAGGCTTAAAGAACTTTGGAAGCAGAGCATGGAATGTCACACTTAAAGCTGTTGATTATGCAACAGCCCCGATAAGGGGCGTTATAAACCTACTTAAGAACCCTATCCTCCAAGCCGGAGCAGTCCTCGGAGTGAGTGTCGGGCTTGCCGATACAATAAACACCTATAAGGACTTTGAGGCTGCTATGTCACAGGTGCAGGCTATAAGTGGTTCTACACAGTCGGACCTCACACGACTTACGGCGAAAGCAAAGGAAATGGGAGCGACGACAAAATTTACAGCCGCAGAATCAGCAGAGGCGTTTAACTACATGGCTATGGCAGGCTGGAACGCTGAACAGATGATGGGCGGCATAGAGGGTATCTTGAATCTGGCGGCAGCCTCCGGGGAAGATTTAGGAACAACCTCTGACATTGTAACAGATGCGTTGACGGCGTTTGGTTTGAAAGCCAGCGACGCAACGCATTTTTCAGATGTACTGGCACAGGCTTCATCAAGTGCGAACACTGATGTAGGCATGATGGGAGAAACATTTAAGTATGTAGCGTCTATGGCTGGTTCCCTTAGTTACTCAATCGAAGATGTAGCTTTAATGACCGGCTTAATGGCGAACAGCGGTAT